TTTTAAACAGGCGTATGCCGGTCTAGCTTTAGATTGGTTCAAGTCCGCCTTTGGGTTTGCAGTAACTCAAAGCGATGACTTTTCGTACAAAGATTTTATTTTGTCCTTTTTCAAAGGATCTGATGATTTTCTTAACGATTTGTTATGGACTAATATTTCAAAGTTCTTTACCAAAATAATGGTACTCTATGCGGCAGGTGAACAACTCATCGCCATCGAGACTTTCAATCTCGATACAATCTGTGAAAAATTTCTGGAGTTTAAGAAAATTACGCCCCAGATGACGGATGTCGTAGAGATGGCATTTGAAGCATATTTATTTGTTTCTGGTAATTGGGATAATATTTGTACAGGGAAATGGTCTGAACTGTTCCTTGGCAAAGATGAATCTAAGTTGTTTGAGATTGAAGTTCGAGAACTTGAACAAGCATACAATCTTGTCCTATCAGGTCAAGAAATTGAATTACGGAATATCTATAAGATTACCGTGAATCAATACGAGAGTCGTTTAAAGAAGGCTCTTGATGATGCTAAGAAGATGATCATGCGCTGTAAAAGTGCACAACAAAGAATGTCTATATCAAACTTTGTGAGAAAACTCTCAGATATGCAAGCTTCAATTTGGGCAAGAAAAGCAGATGCCCCAGCGAAAGAAGAAGCATATGCCATTAAGTTGGCGGGACCATCCAGTTGTGGAAAATCAACAATGGTTAAACTCATCTCAAAAACAATCCTCCATGAATATGGTAGGGATGCTAATGAAAGAGGTAACGTCGTGTTTACTAACATTGACGAGCGTTTTGAATCGACAATAGAACCTTCTCATAAGGTTATTGTTGCCGATGATGTGGCGAATAACAAAAACAGCAAGCCTAATTATGATAGATTGCTCAATTATGTAAATACTGTGCCGCGTCCGTTAGAGAAAGCTGAAGCAGATAAGAAAGGTAAATATTATCCTGGAAATGATGCTTTGATAGCTACTACTAATGACGAAACGATACGGGCAACGGAATGTTCCGTCTGTCCTGAAAGTATTCTTCGTCGTTTCGCCCTTGATGTGAAGGTGGAAATACGAGAAGAGTTCAAAAACGCCTTCGGTGGTTTAATAAAAC